CTCATTTTAGGTTCAAGTCTTTTACCTTGAATCCATTCGTCTTTATTACCTGTTGATTTTAGTTTGTCAGCAAATTCCTGAACTGGGTCAGGTCTTCCGTGTGACACCGGTGAAAGATAAGTTTTATTATCACCTAAGTTATAATGAAAAAATAATTCAATGAAAGGATTATCTTTATTGAATTTGTAAGGAACAATACGAACAACTTGTTTACCTGGTTGAGGTTTCCAAAATTGTTTTGTTGTTGTTGAAGTCGTCTCTAATTGTGTTAGACGATTTTTGATGGCATTTATATCCATTTTATTTCTCCTATGTTTTATGTTTTATCGTTTATTAGTTATGGTTAAACCTATAACCATATAACCTATTTAAATCGTATATAAATATACGAAACTTTTTCCAAACAGCCAAGCTTTTTTTATTTTTTTGCTTTTAATTCTACTATTTTGAAAATTCTTGTTGGGATTTCTTTTAACCCATCAGCATTAGTAATTACTAATTTATTTCTAAAATCTTCCCAAGGTACTAAAAATTTAGTATCCATTAAACCATTATTTAATTTAACAATTATTTCGTTTAAACCATTAATTGTATACAAAGTATTAGTAAATTTTTTTCTATGTAAAGAAATTGTTCCTGGTACTTTATTGTAATCTACAGCATTTGTAGCATCTACATTATAAGTACACATCAATTCATCTACATTATCTTCATTTTGTAATACATAAATTTTATCAAAAACAATTTCGTAAACTGATTCTATCTGTTCTAGGATATCTTCTAGAATATCTTTTGTCGCGAATGTACATAATAATTGTGTTTTCATAGTTAGTTCCTAAATGCACCTAATATTGGAGACCAATCTTTTGTTACTAATTTATAATCAGATGTTGTATTTGGAAATCCTACCATCTGTCCTTGTTTCCATCTAAATATAATTTTTATTGTTCCAACAGCGCCTGTTTGTTGTGTTCCTACATCAAGATAAAAATCATATCCACTACCACTACCTTTTGTTTCGTAGTCAGCTATAAAATCATCCGGACTCATTTTTCTATCGTATAATTTCTCACTTGGTATAAACCAAAATGTTTTTCCACCCTTAGCAGCATAAAACATACTTGTTTTACCTACACTTAATTGTCTTTTAAATAAATTGTGTAAACCTGCTCTTATATCATTTTCAAATTCACTAGAAAAATCATCAAATATATTATCAAAATGTTTATCTCTCTTTTCATTCCATTCTTTTCCATAGTTATAAAGTTTTCTGTTAAAATCTTTCCACTTTGTTTTATTTATTTTAGTTCCAAGAGCTGTATTCAAAGTTTCTAATTCATCTTTTGTTAATGATTCTTTTTGATATTCGTCCCAAGTTTTTTTATTGTGTTTACTAAAAATACTTCTGGCTTCTTCTTTATTATCACCTTTTAATTTACTTTCAAAATTTCTACCAACTAAATCAGCCCAATCAGCTGTCATAGCATCCCAATGTTTCTTGTATGTCTTCAAGAAATAAGCTGAATTAACTTTTGGTAATCCTAAAGCTTTAAAGAATGTATTTACGGTCAAGTTCTTTAATTGTCCTTTTCCTTTTTTCAAAGATATACCAACATCACCAAAATTAGTACCAAAACTTCCTGCTATATCAGCAGCTCCGAATTTAGACTTATCATTAGTAGGACCAGTCCACATCATTTTTCTACCTCTACCTAATTCTTTAACTATAGATTTACCTAAATTTACAGCATCAGAAACAACTGATGATTTTGGTTTTGAATCTTTTTCTAAAAATCTAGCTTGAGGTAATTTATTAATATCAATTGTAGATAAACTAGAATTAACAGCTCTTATAGTTCCATCTGCAAAGTATCTTTGTACATCTTCACCTGTTTTGAAAGGACCACGACCTCCAGCTACAACTATACCAGTTATAACTTCGTGATAAAATGTTGTTGCTGATGTATCACCTGCTTTCTCTAACACTATTTGTTTCTTACCACTCAAATTACCAACTAATAAATCTATAGCTTCTTCTTGTATGTTAAGTTCTCTCATTGTATCTCTTAACTCTATTAAGTGTGCTGGATTTTTAGGATTAGGCATTCCATCGTGAACACGATGAGACCATTCTAGTAATATTTTATCTATTATTTCCATTTATAACCTCTTTGTAATATCTTTCATTTCACTATAATTTGAACCCATTTTTGATTTTGTCAAAAATACTGGCTTATAATCAACTCTCTTAGTAGGTAAATCACAATCATCTTCTAATATTTTTTTGATTTCTTTCAAAGTTTTTACTCCATCTTGTTCTGAAAAGTCAAATAGGAAACTATCATAACCATAAAGAACTAACTTTGTTTTTTTACCTTCTCTTAATAAATAGTCTTGAATTGATAAAATCTTCTTAATATTCATTTCAGTTTCATAACCTTGAATCAAATAATTAAAAAGTTTATTCCTATTTAAATCAGTATAATTTTCAAAAAATAGTTTCCTTCTATAAATAGTACTAACAACATATTTAAATCGATTTATTTGAAGCCATTTTTTATTTATATATTCATAAGTTTTATCAAAGAATTTTGATATTTTTTTATGTTCTTCACGAATACCACCATATAATATTTGGAATGTTTTAGCTTTTGACTCATCATATGAACAATTATATATCTTTGCAAAGTGTTCGTGTACTGATTCTTTACCAAAATCATAATCGACTAGGTTAGCTATTAATCTCAAGTGATAAGCATCAAAATCAAACTCTACTAATGAATCATTTTCTGGTATAAAAGCTTTTCTCTGTTCTTTTGTCAATGCTGCAAAGTTAACCGTACCATATGAATTACTTGGACGACCTGTTGTTGTCCATAGATTGTAATTTGAATACAATTTACCATTAGATATATGTTTTTTTACTCTTACATCAAATATATCACATACATCATCAGTTACTTTTACACCTTGTTTTTCGATATCCCAAAAAGCCTGTATTTTATCTATTGAACCATCTCTCGCAAACCAACCCTCATCATTAATTAAGTCATTTATTTTAGGTTTTAACCATTTGTACATCTGTTCTGAAAGCTCATCACAATACTCCCTGTGCTTCGAAATTGGTACTATTTCGTTAAGTTTTTTTACATTGTAGTACTTATTACTCAAGAAATCTATTGCATTATTACGAATATTGTTCTCAAATGGTCTACTATTTAACCACCAATGACATTGATTTATACAAAGAATTTTTTTGTGTTCAGGAAATATTGGTTGTAGATTTTTAGAATCAGGTGTGATAATAATACCTTTTCCCTCATATATATGAGAATAGTCCTGTAACATCTCTGAACAATCAGGATGTAGTTGTGGGATAAATTCACCTTTGTTTAAAGTACCCTCTTTTAAATCTAACTCTCGTGTATATAATAATGATAACTTATTATTCTTATGTAACGGGTGTAAGAAAGGGTCCGAATATATAGGTATTACAATATAACTTTTTTCCATACTACAATATATAACCTTTTTACTTAAAATACAAGCTTTTTATGCGTAATTGGTAGAACTATCACTAGATATACCAGGACTAAAATCTTCTCCTGGATTTTCTTCAAGCCATTCTCCTGCTTCTTGCCAAGCTTCAATCATCTTTAAAGTTGAAATATATTCTTGACCTGCAGAAACAATATTTTCAAAGAAAGCCTTACAATCAGAGTTTTCATTATCAGATATAAACCATTTATCTTTGTAAATAAATAATGTATAGATTTTTTTAGATTCATTACTATTTTCAAAAACATATTTTTTTGACAATGATACCTCTTTTGCCGGGTCACCTTTATACACATATTCAAATTGACCTGGATTATTATCTAATTTTATAGAATCGAGGACATTTAATGCAGCTTCTTTTTTTGCATCACTAGAAATATCAAAAGTTATGTTAAATATTTCATCTATATTTGCTGATGTCCCACTTTGAAGTGTTGTAAATTTAAACATATAATCACAGAACTCAGGAGTTTTTTTCCAATAAACAGGTTTAACCCATTGTATAAACGGTAGTACTTTGTGAAAACCTTTAAGACCGAAAGTTTTTGTCAACAAATATGGTGAACAAACTTTTTTCTCTTTATTAGTCCAGGACTCATTTGCTAATGCAGATATTTTTCTATCATCTCTAAATCTCATTTTTGTAGTTAAACTAGTGCTAAAACTACCAGGTGAAATACTATGTTGTACACTCCAAACTTGAAAAAACACTTGATTTCTATATCTCTCTGGCAAAAACGCTATATCAAATATATCACCAGGTTGAAAAGCACTAATACCATGTAATTGTAATTGTACATCAACAGGTAAAATAGTAGGTCTTTTTGCTACCGTATCAGTTATGAATATATCTGTAAAATAATCATAAAGAGATTCTGAAAATAAATAACCTGCTTTTTCTAATTCGGCTTTTCTCTTTGTATATGTATGTGTATCTGTTTTTGCTGGTTCAACACGAGGGTCTGCTTTTTTAGTTTCTAAGTCTGATGTTTTTTTATTAATAGCTTCTACCAACCCAGTATGTGCTGGTGTTTTTTCTATGTCGATAGTACTACCACCATAAATAGTTGCCGCTGATAAATAAGTGGGGTCTGCAATTTCTAAAGGTGGATTAACTTCATTTATTAATAATTTTTCTAATTCTGACATATTGTGAGACGGTAAATATTCTACTTCAAATTTATTTAATAAATCTTTACCACCATTTTCAAGAATTTCTATAGATTGCATTTGGTCAATTATTTCACTCAATGCCATTTTAACTCTTCCAGAATCACCTAATCCAGATAATGCCAATTTACTTGCTATCATATCACCACCACCCAAATTCATTCTAAGACTCATATTTTGAACTATTGAAGTAGGTGAATAAACTTTGAACTTATACAAGTTGTCATAAATAGTTTTTTTGTCTCTTGCATCATTATTTTGATTAACAACATCAGAATATGTTATACCGGTCTGCATTAAATCACAAAAACCTCTTGTAAAACCTTGAACATCTGCTGTATCCATTTGCCATTTCCAAGCTCTTCCTGTAGAATCTTCTAACACATTACTAATATATTTAAAAAATTCACCTAAATTGTCAGCTTGTGCGAATGCTGTTTTTATAAGATTTAATTGAATAAACACTTCCCTGATAGGAATTAAATCATTTAATTTATCAATTTCGGTACCATCTGTAGTACCTTTATCGAAGTCAGTATTATAAGTATTATCCCAATTTTCTGGTAATAAAAAAGGTAATTGTCTGTGACCATCTTTTAAATATTGTTGTCTTTGAAGTAATGAATCAGTATATCGTGTCATGCCACACGATGAATTGTATCCAACAAAATTAGCTGGTGCTTTTGTACCAAATAATTTTTTATCTCCCAAAGTAAAATATTTACCCAATTCACCATTAAGTACGACATCTTCAAACCATCCCCAAGAAACATATATAGCATCTTCTTTAGTTGAAGGTACTTTCATCTTTTCCCCCTTAACATTGGGGTTATCTTTAGTTGTGTAAGTACCTCTCCAATAAATACCTAATTTAGTATTTATTTTTGAAGGTGTATTCCAATCGGGTGATGCTAAATACTCAGAAGCAAATAATGCAGCTAATTTTTCCCACTCATCTTCGTCTTCTGTACTGAAACTTTTATTAGCATCCATAAAAAGTCCAGGAAATAATTGGTCAGCCGCTACTTTTATAACTCGCCAGTCAATATCTGCCAACATATTTTTTTTAGCTGTACCAGTCAAACCTTCTTCTTCAAGTGAAGGATTTGCTATTGTTGTATTCATTGAAAGAATATCTATTGAACAATTCCATGCACCCGTACCGGGGTCTAAATCAGCTGATGCATTTGTTACTTGTCCCTGCACAAATTGTATATCATAATCTGATTCTTGCCATTGTCCCGTTTTTGTAACATTACCATTTTTATCAGTTTCACCATAAATTATATTATTATATTTACCTCTACCATCATCATCTTTTAATAAATCATCTGGATTGTATAGTGTAAAGTTTTTTTTATTTGTCCATCCAAAGTCTAAAAACATTTGAGCACCGGGTCTTAAAAAGTATTTACTAAAAATTTTATCATACTCTTGAAAATCATAAACTTTAAATTCTACCGTAGTTTTTAAAACACCAGATAATGGTCCTTGAGCATTTTGTGTTGTAGACCGAACAGCTGTAATACCAGCTGGTGGTTTTAGTCTTCTATCTGTGTTTGCTTCAGTACGAATACTATCAAGTTCTGTGTATGTTTCTCTTTGACTTGGTAATTGAAGTTGATTTAAATCTGATTCTTGTGGGTCTAAATAACTTTTGTCACCTTCTCTAGGATTATATGTACCAATTACATAAACTTTTCCAATTTTACCTGTAATTTCAGGGTCCGGAGTTCTAATAATATCTTCTACTTCAATACTCTCTTCTTCATCTACAGAATCTTTTTTAAATTTATATCTTTTATTTTTAAAATCTACTCCTGAAACTTCATATTCACCATTTTTTTCTGTAACAAAATCAGACGGACTATGATTATGTTTTTTCCCGGTTTTTTCAACTACAGAAACTGCTGTCCACAGACGAGCAAATGGTGTTTTAGAACTATAAAATCCTTGACCACCAAATGTTATTGAATCCATATCTGAATCCTCTAACGCCTGTGATTCTAAAGGTCCACGACCAGCTCCTAAGTCTTCTGTTTTTTGAAGTTTTTTTACTATATCATCTGGTAAGGGTGCTCCGAAAACTCTTTTTGCTATTCTACTCATTGTTAAGTACCTTGTGCATATTTTAGAGAACCAGGTATTCTCATTTGTAAACCTTCTGGAATATTCATAGCGAATAAATTGTTTGCTCTTGCGATATACCACCATAAAGTAACATCACCATAAAATTGATGAGCTAATAAATCAAGTCTATCTCCGTATTGAGATATAATATACATATCACTATCAGTTATAGGTATATTGTCGAAATAAGTTGACCTATAGTAAACTTGATTGTTTTCTTTTTTTATTTTTTCTGTATTTTTATATCTATTATCTGCCATATTTATTTTCCTTAATCAAATGGATTTATATTCTCCAAAAACTCACCAATTCTTTGAGACCATGGTTTAAATAATGCACCTTCATTATATCCATAACCATACATTGATGTACCTAATGCAGGAACAACATCATTAAGTACTTTATAACTTATATTAGCTATAACATAATGTGGTACTCTGTGTCCGTTACCTAATACTGAATCCCAAGGTCCATCAAAAGTATAATTTAAACTTTGAATAAATCCTAATGCTCCATCTTGAAAACCAACTGGTGCACCAGTAGGTTTTCCTCCGTATAAATCTGCCATTCGCATTCTACATAAAGGTGGTTTAGGTCTACTAATTCCAACTGCCTCATCGAAAAAATAATCAGGGTAACACATACCTGTTAAGTAATCAAGTTTCTCATACATTTTATCTAACTCTTTTACATTATTCGGAAAAAGTTTTAAAGTAAAATTAATATCTCTGTTAGTACTTTGATAAGCATATGCACCTTCACTTCTACCGATATATTGTGTTTCAGACCAATTTGCAGATATATTTTCATTCACATCTTCAATGTAACCTCTAAATACTAATAATTTATTATTTCTTAAATCTTTAAAATAAAATGGAAATCCATTTGCAACACTCTCAAATTCTCTGTTATCAGGAAACAAATCCTTCTGTTTTCGTATAACATCTTTTGTTTCAATTGGAGCCAGAGCCATCGCATCTCCCTGACTACCTTCTTTACTAATTGCATTACCATCTATTGAAACATTTACATTATTAAATAAATCACCACCTAATGCAGTATGATATTTTTTCTTATTCGGATTCTTTGAACCGAATATTTTTTTATCAAACAATTTAGCTGCTTTATTTAGTGGTGCATTTAAAAATTTAGCCATTCTAACATTTTGATTCTGACCTATTCCAGAATTACTAAGTGCACCTCTATCTACATATGTAGTTTCATCAAGTCCAAAACTTCTATTTAATCTAATTTTTACATAAGGTATATTAGAAGAAAATACAGATAGTGGGTTATATAAATATTGAAATTGTTGATGACCACCGACAAGTATATCAGAAATACTAGAATACTTTCTAAATGTATCTGATGCATCTCCGATTCTTGGACCTAGTAAAGAAGTAGTGTGATTTACATAAGCTGCAATACCTATTAAATTTTGTGTACCTATAAATTTAACACCATCTGGCGATAAAAGATACTTTGCAAGTCTAAGACCATCTTCAAGATGAGCTTCAAGAATACTTGTTCGTGAGCCAAATGTTCCGATTGCACTACTTCTAGGATTTGGGATTGGTCTAACTATATATGGTTCATTTAATGCTTTCAATGCACCCATTGCGTCTGGAAACAATTCAGCTAATTTATTTAAACCGAGTGGTGTTCTTGTCATTGTTGCGTGCATATAAGCACTTCCAAATGGTTCGTGAGCTCGTAAATCTAAACCACCATCTGTTTTCGACTTAACATTATTCCAATCAATTAATAAATCTATCTTTTCATTATATACATCTTTAAGTGTAGTACCATATGTAGGAGTACCACCTATATCAACACTTCTACTACCACCTTGTTGAATTAAAGTAACTGCGTCGACATCAATCTCATTATTACTAAAATAATTATTTGCACCTTGATTACCAAATGGAAAATCATCTCCAGAACCTGGGTTCATTTCATCATATATAGTACCTGAACCACCATCAAAAGGTTGAACCATATGATATTCAGAAATAACACCACCTTCTATAATATCTTCAATATTTGAAGTAAATCCTTTTGCATGAACAAATGGTTCTGGTTGTCCTGTGAATGTACCACTTGTGTAATCTAACCCAAATTGTTGTTGTGAATTTAATATTATGAAGTTTAACATATTTGGATTTTCATATGTACCTCGTACTGAG